TTGTCCTGCCAACTGTTGTTGAATCGCTTGTTCCTGAGGTGACAAACCTAATGTAGAACCCTCAGGTCCAGCCCTAAACTGTCCGCCAGTAGCAGTAGTTACAGTGTAAGGTCTAAAGGCCGCTTGACCCATTTGAGTCTCAGCAAGTTCTTGGCCTAGTTGTAAACCTCTGCCACCAATGTCACCAAGGTCTTGATAAGCGTCATAAAGAAGACCAGCACCCGCTGCTCCGGCTAAGCCGGTTCCTCCGCTGCCTTGAAAAAATTCTCCTACGTCTCTAAAAATATCGCCTAGACTCATTAGTACGTACCTCCGTCAATTGTTCCTGTAGACAGCGTACCCGTAAAAGTCAATGCAGGAATTGTCACTGTGCCTGTAAACGTAGGGGAAGCAATGTCCGCCTTTGTAGCGATAGCTGTAGATATGGCGTCAAACTCTGTTTCAAACTCAGCGCCCTTAATGATTTTACCGCTGTCTCCAGAAGGTAGACTGTCTTTAGCGGCAAAGTCAGTGGTCTTTGTATAGTTACTCATAGTACTTTACCCATTAGTGCTAATACGTTAATCTCTTGGAGAGACAAACCTGAACCGTCTATGTCTGCTTCCAACCCAATTGTTATAACTCCACCGCCTCCGGTAGTGTTTATGCCACGGCGTGACGTAAGATCACCACCTGTAAATTCTGCTGTACTGTTGTACTCACTTTCATTAAAGTAGCCTGTTACCTGACTACCTACAGTAAACTCTGCTGTCTGAAAGAACGTACCAAAGTCGTAAGCCCACTTAAGAAACATAATAGCACTGTTAGCACCAACAATAGTAGGGCGTAGCTTCTTAAGTATCTTTAGTCTTGATGGGTCACCAAAGGTTAGGCCGGGGCTATAGTACTTAAAGCGATATTTACTACCGTTGTCTCTGTAGCCGCTGTACTCACCTATACCTTCACCGTTACCAATCAACAGTGTGCCGTCATCCCTTCTGCCATAAGCGGTAAAGCCTGTGCCGGGCCAGCGTGTTACACGGTATGCGCCGTTTTCTAGCGTTCCTCGAACGTCGAAGCAGAAGGTTGTGTCTTGTGCGGTAAAAGTTAATAGGTAGAAACCTTCTTCTGGACTGTACACAGAGCGGTAAAACTCAGTTTCATTCTGCAGCAAGCTAATAATGTCTTTAGAAATAGTGCTTGACAAGCTTGTAATAGGCATTGACTTTTCTTGTATAGTCCTACCAAAGCTTTTGAGTCCAGTGTGTGACAAGAACAATACGTCTGTACCAGTATGCTGAACAGTGTCACGATTAACGCAACCTACGCCTGCTACGGTATCTGTAAGTGACATTGTTGCTGGAGCTTCAGCGCCTTGGTACACAACAATGCTGTGCTTACCAAAGATAATAAGCAGACCGTTATGTGCAGCCAGCGCAACAATCTCGTCATACCCGTCGGGCCACACCTTAGACAAGTTAATAGAGCCGCTAGTGCCACCAGACCAATCATGGCCTATCAAAAGATCACTCCAGTACACAGTAGACTTGTCGTTGTTTACGTCTGCTGTCCAGAGGCGTCCATAAGCCGCTAACACCTCGTTACCGTACATAGCACTAGTAACACCTGCTGCGCCAGAAACACTGCTCAGGGTCACTACAGAGCCTCCTACAGCGTCATAGACCAACGGTTCGTTACTGCGCTGAAAGAAGTAGATCTTGTCGTTGAAGTTGACCATCTTCCAGTTGTCTTGAGTAATCGTAACTGATACAGGTGTTTCATCAACAAGTGTTGTAGTACCGCTAAGTATCTTGTTGTTACCTACAGAGAATACCTTGGTGTTACCAGCGTTGTCTTCAAACTCTTTAATTGCTCTGATCTTTGCAGAGCCTAGTTCAGTCTTGTCTGTTGTGATAACATTGTAACCCTTACGTGACGCAATACGACCACGTTTGTCAATCACTGCGTTGTCAGCAATGTCAGCAAACGAAGGGTCTTGTGCCAACGGGGAATCTTCTGTATTGATTCCTTTGAAGGCTGGTGCAACAAGATTAATACTTTGTAATTGTTGAGCCATAGCTACCTCACGGCGTGTAAAAGACTACTTCTTCTGGATGCTTTTGAGCGTCTAAAGCAATAGCGTCAGACAAGTACTTATCAGCAATAGCGAAGTATTCAGGAGCAGAAGTGCCTCCAGTTTCTCCACGTTCACGGGCCAACAAAGCAATAGCCAAATGAATAATAGGCATACTAGGTACTAGTGTTTCATCACTGTCAGCAGACAAGTCAGCATCACGCTTAACACAGTTAAAACGAATGGTGTACGTTTTTTCAGGAGTAGGGTAAACGTCGATCTGCGTATCACCGTTGCTGTCAACGCCGTTGTACGTGTAGTACGTTGGCGCACCCTTGCGTGGCTCTGAGATTAAATAAGCCTCATCAAAGAACGTAGCTGTTTTGTACTCCATAAACAAGTTAGCTGTATCGTTGATAACATTAAGTGCTTTGATTCTGTTTTGACTGCCTGTAAGTACGTAATTGAAGATGTCGTCAGTAGTAGTAATCGTTAGGGTAGTCCGAAGTGCTGACCAATCCCATGCGTCCTCTACCGTCCGTTTTGCGTCGTTAACAAAGTCACCTACCATCTTTGCATAGGTACTGCCTTGTACAGAAGAAACTTCTTCTTCTCGCATCCTTCGCAGGACGTTGTTTACTATATTCAAATAGGTCATGATAGCATTCCTAAGTTTCTTGTCTCAAGTCCTGCAAGAGCTTGTTCGTAATCTTTTAACGCAGGTTGTGCACCATAAGCTGAAGTAATCATCTGCTGTAGTTGAACCGGGTTGTAGCCAATGTTAGTACTATATGGATTAAACATACCTCCCCCACCTCCAGCTAACTGTGGCATGTCCAAATTAATATCAGGCAAGTCAATACTTGGTAAGTCAATACTTGGAATGTTTATGTCAGGCACGTTTACGTTAAACACAGGGCTTACAAATTCTGGTGTTGTCCCTGTGGGCAATGCTTCTCTGATAGGTTGTATAACGTACTCATCAGCAGCAGATCCTACAGTTCTAACTACGTCTTCTGCTTCAGCCAGAACGTCACCAATAGCTTGTGCAGGAGGCTCTACTATAGGAGCAATAGCTTGTCCACCAGCCCTTACTACGTCTTCGGTTTCTCTTCCTACAAACCTAGCTGTGTCTTCAATTTCTTTTATAAACTGTGGAGTGTCACCAAACAAATCTAAGTCTACATCAAAGCTTCCTTCCGGAAGGTCTATTCCGGGGTCAAGAAAAGCAAAACTACCGCCTTCTTGTGAATAGTCAATAATAGACTTTAAAACGTCCGTAGCTTCTAACTGACCTTCAAACACTGCGTTAACAGCAGTGTCAACAAAAGGATCTAAAGATTCAACAGGAATTGTAGTAGTCCCCTCGTCAAAAACATTTCGAACGTCTACTTCATCTCCAAATGTGTCATTAAGGACGTTTTTAATCTGTGCTGACGTGTACCCTTGTACCGCTCCTAAAGCAACGTCTTCAATGTCGTCTCCAGACACAATACCGTTAACAGCACCTTCGACAATACTTGTAGTTTCAGTCACCGAAAGACCTGTTGTTTCAGCAATGCTTTCTATTGCATTGGCTGCTGCTGTGTCTGCCAGTTCTCCTGCTTTAATTGCGTCAGCAACTCCTCCGATACCGCCTGTGATTCCTGCTACTGCTAACTGTTGAGCGTCCACAGAACCTGTAGCTATGCCTTGAGAAATTGCGCTTCCAATGGCTTTGTTTACGGCCCCTTGTACGAAAGAACCAGCAGTAGTAGTTGCTGCTGTAGTTCCTGCTGCAGTTCCTGCTGCTGTTGTAGTTCCTGCGCCTGTTAAAGCGTTTCCTAATGCAGGCCCAGCGTAAGCTCCTACTGCTACGCCCATGGCCATTTTAGCATAGTCACCCATGCTTACTTTGTCTTCGTCTTGGGTTTTTACATAAGCAGAACCGTTCCAACGAAATTTGTCTCCTGTTTCGCTGTATACAGTATCACTTACGCCGTACTTTTCTAACAACGCTTGGTTAGCTTCAGAGTTTACCCAGTTTTCATAAGCGCCGCTTTGAGCACCTGTTTGTTGCTTTCGTAGGTTCTGTAGATTTTGACCGGGATCGCTAGGGTCAATAGTAAGATCAGCGTCTCCTTCAAAGATCATTTGTTGGTCTTCATTAAACCCAGCGTCAGCCTCTGCCCAGTTACCCACGTCGTAGTCGCCAGACTGAATTAACTGCTCACGTTCAGTCATGTAGGCAAGGTAGTTGTCAAAGTCACCAAAAGACTCACGAAGCCTGTTAGACTTCTTTGCATTAAAGTACTCTTCTAGGTCTTCTACAGTTGCTTTGTCGTTTCTACCTCGTTGTTCAAAAAGGTAGTTAGGGTTGCCTTTGCCTTCTTCTGCGCCTTTAAAAAACGTAAAGGTCATTTCTGGTTCAGGTTCTGGTGCAGGCTCTTCAGCAAGCGGAATACCTTGGGTAAGAGGGTCATTTGGATCAAACCCCTGCCATATCGTAGCGTTTCCTGCGTCATCATCTTCAGGGCGTGGGAGGTTAATAATTTCAGGAACCGGAATTCCAGTTGGTTTTGGAGGTGTAATTGCAGAAGTTAAAATAGGCGCTTGCTTTACAGGAGCCTGCTTTACAGGAGCCTGCTTAATTGGCGCTTGTTTTACAGGGGCACGTTTGATAGGCGCTTGTTTTACAGGGGCCTGCTTAATTGGCGCCTGTTTTACAGGGGCACGTTTGATAGGCGCCTGTTTTACAGGGGCACGTTTAGTTGGTGTTTTGGGTGGGATAGGGGCAACCACAGGATTTTGCACTAAGTCGCTAGGCGGTAGTACCATGCTTCGGCCAGTCATCATGCCTTTTTTAGGTCTTAACATAATTATTTCTTCCAGTTAGCCAAGCCACGTAGGCCAAACGATGCTGCAACAGCAGCGCCTAGAAAACCTTTGTACCACTCAGGCATAGCGTCCAGAGCAGCAAACCCGTTCATCACTACAGGCACCATGCTAGGAAAGAACGCAAGAATACATGGGATGGAAAACAAAATAGTAAACCATTCGTCTTTCCATGAACTACTTGCGTTGTTAGCATGTATGTTTTCCCAGTTAGCGTCCTGCTGAATAGCTACCATCTTACGCTCATGGACAGCCTTCTTCTCTTCTGCTTTACGCTGAAGGTGTCCACCGACAAGGTTAACAATAGGTCCAATCAATGCTTGTATCATCGTATGTACTCAGCAAAAACAATGGCACCAAGAATAAAAGGATACAGAGCAAAGACAGCCTGACGATTAACAGATATGTCCTTAGCTGCTGCATCAAGCTGACGTTGAATCATCTCGTAACGCACTAGACACTCTTTTTCATGGCCTTCTAAACGTGTTAATAAGTCCTCTGTTTTTGTCATTTAAAACCGCCTATGATAAATACTGTTAAAATTATTATAACGCTTAGGCCAGATAAAATACCTAATGTTGTTAGTATCTGTTCCTTCATTTCATGCTGTCGGTAAACAGCGTCTTGCCTTTGTTTTATTACTTGTTTCTTAATGTCTCGTAGCTCTTGCAAACCTTGGTTACCATAAGCCATGCCTATGATACTGTGTAGTTCTTTGCGTTGAGCTTCTATCTTCTTCTTTCTTGAAAAGGCTTCTATTGCCTCAGCTTCAGCAGACTTAGCAAACACCAACTTCTTAAAAGGATTAGGGTTTCTCTTCCTAGACTCATCAAACAGTACGTCACTAGCTGCACCGTACCATTTAGCTACTTGTCCTAGTGTGTCTTCAGCAGATCGTCCAGCTTCAACCATAGCCTTAGTCATCGCAAAAGCTTTGGATGCTGTAGCTATGGCTGTTACTGGATCAATCATAGGTTTTTACCAAGGCATACCATCAGCAGACACAGGATTCTTCTGTGCTTCGATGTTAGCCGTCAGTGCCGCTTCAGTAGCACTCTGGTCTACCTCTGCGTGTACCCAGCCCATAACAACTTCTTCTGTCAGGCTGTCATAAGCAACAAAGCTAGAGTCAGATGCGTCAGGTGTAAACCCACACGTACCGTATGATGATGCAGTGTAAGTCACAGCGTCGTCACCAGAGCCTACAGTTTCAGATTCAGTAACACGCCAGTGTGCAACGGTTACACCGCCGTCTGACAAGTTACGCTCAAGATTTGCGATAGTCCATGTAGCCATTAGGCTTCTCCTTCAAGTTG